ATCTCTGACTTTTGCAAAGTCAAAACGTTTTTCTTCTTTATCATAGATAGGAAGAAAGTTTAGCCACATGTAATAATCCCGACTGATATACCATGCATTACCGTTATTTTTTACAATAATGCCTGACTTACACTTCATTTTCTGGTCATCCCAGTAATTAATAAAGTCTTTAGTTTTTACAGGGGCTGGGCAGTAAAAACCTTGTTGTTGGTATTTTCTAGCTTCAGCATTAAATATCTGACTGCTTTCATCAAAACCATATTGACCAGGCTCTTTAAATAACTTAACCAAATAGTCTCTGAACTCTTCTCTTGAGTAAAAAGTAGTTAGATCCCACTGCCCATTTTCATAGGTTGGTACTTCTATATATGGTTTATTTTTCTCCAACTAGCTTGCTTATTTTCTTTTTGTCTCCACCTGTTTTGTGTAAGATTTCTATCAAAGTATCAATAGACTTACTTCTTAGAATACCAGGTTTAGTAGAGTCACTCCAATAGTCATTATAAAGTTCTCTAGGAATAGCTGCCCAGTTTTTATTATGAGCATTGTAGTGAAACACATAGTTGTAAAGGGCATAGTCTTTGTTTTCCATAAGAATTAATTTAATGTGGTTGCGGAGCCTAGAGTTGAACTAGGATTCCTGGGTTATGAGCCCAGTGTGCTACCGTTACACCACCCCGCGGTATTTTTGCTGTAAGGGGAGGATTTGAACCTCCAAGGATAAGAAACCCTATCCACCTCCGAGACAGGGAGGCACGTCTGCCAGTTCCGTCACCTTACAGTAGAAGTCCATGTAGGACCTATGATAGAAACTAGTTCTTCCTTGTTTTTAAATGGTACACGTTTATGTACACCAATAAAAGGAATCTTAGTTCCCTTCTCTAAAAGTTTATCATCATATATCAGACCTTTATCTACATAGTCTTTATGCCAAAGAACTTTAGGAGCATAAACACCAAGTATATAAAAGGTCTTTTCACAGTTATTATCCTTTGTTACAATAATCTGAGGATAACGAGCTTTCTTTTGTTTTACAGGATCAAGCTTCTCATATACTTGATCCGGTATAAAATCAAGCATTGGAGGATTAGCTACTCTATGCGTCTTTACTCCAATATGTAATCCTGCAGGTAATAAATCAGGGATATTCTTTTTTATATCATATGAAGTATCAGGATCTGTAAATTCTATACCTAAAAACTTCTCTACAGCTCTTTGCCCCATGTGCCCATTAGTACTTCTTTTCTCTAAGTAGTTGTCATCAATAATGTACTGAGGACCTGCGTCTCGTTTTTTATCTGACCAGTCTACAGAATATTCTTTTCTATAGTTATACTCCTCATCGGTTAGTACAACTTTATATGAGTCAGAAAGAACAGACTCTATTCTTTTATTATATTCTCTTATAGATACTATTGTCATTGGTCGTATGCTAAGTTTTGTCCTCCTCTTACTTGAGACTGCTGCTCTTCTTCCAGATCTCGTAGCGTACCTTTAAAACTTTGCCGGATAGCCTCAAACTTCGCGGCTGCATTAACAAGTGCTGTAATGTTACCGTCTCTACCGTGCTCAATCTCCGTGGTCTCCATATACTTCGCAAGCCTATCCAACATTGTCTTAATACCCATGTACGCTCTGTACGTGGGAGTTTGGTATAGTTTCTCACACATTCTAAGACCAACGACAATAAGGTCATCATCAGTGGAAAAGTCAGCATCAATCTCTTGAAGAATAATCTCTTCTTTCTCAGCTTCGGGTACATCAAAGAAGGGGTTTAGATCAGGGTTAGGGCAGGTCATGTAAAACAGATACGCATATATCCGCAAATGTTCATCTGGATATGAGTCCATAATATTTTTAAGAAACTTAAGAGTATAGCAGTGTTCACTTGCTGTTACCTTTCCGTTCTGTATATCAAATAATCTTATCATAATATTTTATTTACCAGGGTCTACCTGCTCTTGTCATAAGTTCAAGCCGGTATTCTTCTAGCCATTTTAAAAACTTTATAAACTTTTTCATTGTGGTATTAAATTTTCTCCTGCTGTTGGATTTCCGTAAACCTTTATATCATTTTGGTCTACTGTTCTTAGTTCTCCCGTGTGATAAAAGCGTACAATAAACTGAGGATTGCTATGTATTGACCCTGCTATCATAAACAAAGCCACACCATGACCAAGCTCACGAACTTCTACATCAAAAGGATTAAGTATTTCATGGATGGTTTGTACAATCATTGTTTAGCTTTTAACTTGTGACGATTATCTTCTAACCAATGCAGTAGTGAAATAACTTCTTGTTTTAAATAAGGCAGATCATACTGTACAATATCTTTTACTATGGGATCACCATTACTGTCAAGAGCAGTTATGGGATTACCAAACTTATCTTTATCAACTTCTTCAAACATGATGTGATGTATTGTCAAGCTTCCAAACTTTAATTTTGGATTATGCTTTAGTATCATAAACATGTAAGTACTAAGCTGTAAAGCGTAGTGATTAAGATTACAATCATCAAGATGGCTAACAGGAGGAAACATTTTTTGTGTTATGCCTTCCCAGTTTGTGTATCCTTCTACTTTAATTTCTTTATTGGTCTTGTAGTCTGTAATATGTACTTCTCCATTGACCACTTCTACTAGATCTGACTGGCCACAAATACCAGCAGACTTTAAATAAACCATATGCTCGGGATAGACTCCACTAGAAAGCTTCTGGTTTGGAGAATACTTAACTCCGTCTTTTTCTATGGGTTTTATAACAGGTATAACTACACCATGGCGTTCCATGGATTCTACTTCACATATATCTTTTTCTCTGCAGTTGTGATACCAGGTACCAAGACTTGTGGCTCTGTTTGCTTCTGACTTCCAGGCATCCTTGATTGCCTCAGGAGTCATACCATACCACTTTGATTTTTTACTCTTACTTGATTTTTCTGCTATCTTATCTGCTTCAAGAGGCTGTTTAAAGTTTGATATAAAAGACGTTACACTTAACCAGTCAATATCGTCTGGTTCTATGCTGCTGTACTTGTGATGTTGAGGGGTGAATGTTATTATCATGGGTGAATCCAATTGGGTTATTCATAGGGGTTGTAGATATTGCTTGAAGTACTTCTTGAGGACTATGAAAAGTTGCGTAGAACCTTCCAGAGAATTTGTCAAACACTACGGATCTGTGTTTGCTAATCTTATTTTTACTATTGACGTACTCTTCTATAGAACTAATACATTCTTTCTTAAACCATTTCTTTACCTTAATCTGTTTGACAAGAACTTCTTTCTTTTCTGGAAATAAATCCCCGCCTTCCATCTTTTGATAGATAGTCTTGGTCTTGTAGATTGAATGAACCACTTCTAGTTGTATAGAATCATGCGGAATCAAATGCCTAACTTACTTTTTAAAAAATCTTCTTCAGCCTGAGTTATTTCAGCTTTCCATTTACCTAAAGGACAATCTGAAGAAAGTGATCTGGTTTTAAATGCAAGAGAGCAGCCACATCCTCCTTTTGTCTGATCACAACATGGAGTTGTTCCTGCAACAACACAACCAGCATCTTTTTCTGTAAACAAATCACATTGCCGGCAGATGCTCATTCTTTCTTTAGCAATCTGCTCTACATCCTCTTTCTTAAAGATTGAGTTTGTGATACCTTCAAGTATCTGACCCTTGCTCTTCCATATTCGGATCACGCTTTCTTTTAGACTCATAGCTTGTTCGTTTATGCATTTTTATAAACTCAGCTCTTTGTTGCTCTTCCTCCATTATTTTTTTAAGATTCCTTAGATCATAAAGCGTTTCTGCTGTTTTATAACGAGCAGTCATTTGCTGAAGACCTTTTTGCTTGTTGTTCTCTTCAAACTTCTCAAGCATTTGTATCTTATCATCCAGCTTCCAATGCTTTATCACAAAATCTCCAAGATTTGTGACGTGCACTCTGGAATGTTTAAGTGCACTAAGACTTTTCCTTACTTCTTGCCAGTAGTATGACACAATAGTTTCAACAGCATCTGGACTCAAGCCCGTCTGCTGTGCCACTTCAGGTATAAACTCTTTAGCTTTCCTGGGTCGCAACGCAGAGGAATTTAAAATCCAATAAAATGTTTCCTCGTGAGCTGACTTTCATATCAGGATTGATATATATCTTCTTCTTGTTCTTTCCCTCTTTCTTAATCAAGTTTTTCTTTTCAGCTTTTGTAAGACAGTTTCTTACAGATTGAGTAGAAGAAAATATCTTCTTCTCAAAAGCCTTGCTACAAAAACTTGTAAGTTCTTGATCTCCTTCTATGGCAAGAAGAGTAAGACAGTTCAGATCTGCTTCACTAACTGGTATGTCATACAGGTAACAGTGCGTAAGAATCTGATACTTGACAGCTTGCCAAGTATTCATTCTTACTCTTTTTTCCACCTGATTAACTAATGCCATTACAGTTCTATTTTAAAACTCATATAATCTTCCCCGGTGTTATGCCAGTTTTTATGTAGAAGTACGGGGACTGCTCCTAGGTTTTCAAAGATGTGCCAAGATGCTCCTTTTCTTGCTTCACCAGTTACGTACTCTTTTTTCATGTCCTTTGCATATTCAAGGACAGTAGATATTAGATCGTATCCTAAACCTTGACCTCGGTGAAGAGGGTGAACAGTAAAACTATCAATATGAATCACGTTATCTGAACTCCACGTCATGATAGCTTCTGCCACTAAATACTTTTTATCTTTGAACCAGATGCCTTGACACTCTTTACTTTCATTGAGCATGTATAGCTTATACCGCTCATCCCATCTTAGTTCTTTAGGATGCTCACGTTCAAACACCATCGTTTCACGGTAGTCTCTGAGCTTATAGAGCGTGGTCATTACTTTTCTTTTTTCAGACTCCGGACTTTGGGCTCATCAGACTCTTCTTCTTGCTGCTGTGGATTAGTAATTTGAGCTATAAAAGCAAGTGCTTTGAGCTCTTCTGCTCTGGCTACTGCAAGTGCAGTATTCATTTCTTGAAGTTCAAGCTGTACTTTCTTTACCTCAATTTGTTCTTGAAAGAAAGAAATAACCTCTTCTTTGGTTGGAGCTTTTTGCTCTTCTTGGGTTGTGGTGTTTTCTGTGCTCATTTAGGGTTGGTTTTAAAAATTAAGATCCTCAGACTTTCCTGGATCAGGGTCTGCGTTATATAACTGAAAGATTGTTTGAAACTCTGTATAAGGTGTATCTATGATATAAGTATCCCCGTGATCAGTAAAGACAGTAGTGCATCCACTAACAATCTCTTCCTCATCATCAGTAGTAAGTTTACAGGCAATAACAATATCTAGATGAAATGCAAAGGGTAACCATTTACCCTTATCCTGGATTCCCATAAGGTCTGCCTTGTCCAGGTCCATAGTATGGCAGTGGATGTTACAGGTGTGTATCATAAGGTCGGTTTTTGATTAGGTCTACACTATAATATACCTAAAAAGTTTAAACTCTCCAAATTTACTTCATAGTTCTACATATTAGTTACTGACTTTTCAACAGATGTGAAAAAGCGACAAAGATAACGCAGTAAGAGGTGGTTTAGTTTGTGCAGTGCCTTAACTACAAGTTACCGTTTAGTAACAAATAATGTAGAAGTTGGTGAATCACTAAATTTCATACTTATTGTAGAGCATAAATGCCTCACGAAAAAACTGTATAGAGTCCTCTACATACTTAAGAACTAAGAGTCCGTTATTAGACAGTTTGTAGGTAACTCTTGGGGGTATCTCGTTATAAGACGTTCTAACTAGTAAATGCTGGGCTTCTAGCTTCTTTAATGCCTGGGTTAATACTTTGGCTGAGCAGCCGGGTAGGTTATCATGGATCTCATTAAATCTAAGGGGATCCCCGTCTCCAAGGGTAATAATACACTCTATGCCCCACTTATTGTGCAGGATAGATCTTTTAAATTTTATTATATCATGTATTTCCTTGGTTATCATTTAGAACGGACCCAAGGTAATCTTATACAGACAGAGTACCCATGATTACTTTCAGGTAACTAAGTGACCAAATAGTACCTAATACAGTAAATAGTACCCCCGGGTACTTTCTAGTTAAACTATACCCCCGCCTCCTAACTGCTTAACTGACTTAACTAGCCTAACTACGGTACCCTAAATATTGTATACAGGAGGTGGTGATGGCCTACTTGCCAACAGCTCCCCGGCTTACTTTTAGGCGATATTGCCCCCTCTATAATTCTTAAAGCCATGATGACTT